ATAAATATCCTCCTCTACAATACTATTCTGCTTCATATAAGAATCAATTTCCATCATCAGATTAGAAATTCTTTTCTTATTATCACCAATTTTATTTTTTCCTCTTGTCTCAAGTTCTTCAATAAAGTTCTTTTGCATCTGAACTTTATCTTTAAAGGAATCTTTTTTGAGTTCAAGAGTTCTAATTTCTTCTTTGAGAGAGCGGATTTTATCTTTAATAATGGTCGTCATTGATGAAAAAATCTTAATATCAAGAAGATCTTCAATCACTTCACGACGATGCGCAGAAGAAAGTTGCATAAAAGGAACAAAATTACTACTTCCCAAAATGACAACTTGAGTGAATGATTTATAATTCATCTTCAAAACATTCTGCTCAAACCATTTCTGCTGATCAACTGCAGAAGAATTCTGGTCTATCAATACATCATTTCTATGAATTTCAAAAATATTAGGTTTAATTCCACGACGAACTTTCCATTGATTTGTTCCAATACTGAAATCAATTTCTACTAAGCAATCACGTTCGTTTGTAGAATTAATCAATTGTGGTTTATTAATTCCTCTGAATGATTTTCCAAATAAGACAAAAGTCAGAGCATCCAAAACCGTGCTCTTACCTGCACCATTAGAACCAATAATCAGAGTCGTTAAATTCTTTTGAAAATTAATCTCAGAAAACTGATTTCCGGTTGAGAGAAAGTTTTTCCATTTTATAGTCTTAAATAAAATCATCTTTGTCTGATTCTTCAGGAGGAATTACAATATCATTTGGAGTGAATACAGCATACTTATATCCTTGATGATCACAGGCCATAATAAGCAAATTATCATCAACTTCTGTAACATTCATTTCAGGATAATCTTCTTTATCCCCAAGCATTAAAGCAAATCGAGTCGCATCATCTTCTTCTTCGAACATATAGAGAACTTGTTCTCCTTGTTCATTTACAACTGAATATGCACCTTCTTCTCTGCCATCGATTGTTATTATATACATTGTTAAACCATTTCGCAAGCTTCTTGATAAACTTCACGAATCAACTTTTGAATGATTGATTTATTCATATCGATTTCAGATTCTTGAATATATCTATCTAGAATAGAAAATGTATCTTCAGACTCAAAAGCTTCAAATTCTTTTATATCTTGAACTTGAAAATTTTCAACAATTTTTAATTCGTGAATATTAGAAGAATATAACTTATCTACAAACTTTTCAAATTGTTTTACATTTGTTTTTTTACGAACTACGACTCTTACAATTTTATTTTCGTATTCACGAGTATCTAATGTTTGATATGGAGTATCTTCATAATAGATACTATAGAACATTTTATATGGATTATCTACATGATAATGTTCTAAAGTTTCTGTGTCGAAAATTGTAAATCCACGAGTATCATTTAAATCAGTCCAATAAATCTCATAAGGATTTCCAAGATAAAAAACCTTTCCGTTATTTGAACGGGTGTGATAATGTCCCGAATAGACCCTCTCAAAATTATCAAAAACTTTACTATCTAATCCATGATCCATTACGATTTGAGAATTTACCCTAAACCCATTGAGTTCAAGGTGTCCCATTGCAACTTTACTGGTTGTCTTTTTAATGAGTTTAAGAGTTTCTTTTTCATTTTCTTGGTTAATCCAAGGAATTAGTACAATGTTTAATCCACCAATACAAACTTCAGTTGCTTTGCTATACGTTTTAATATTATCGTATGTCTGAAGTAAGAGGTCTGGGGAATTTACATTATTAGTATTTTTGTAGTAAGTATCATGATTCCCTACTACCATATAAACATCGTAATTCTTTAAGGGATTAAAGACAACTCTTTTTGCCCATTCAAGACTCTGATAGTCAATTGATTTGCGACTATCGAAAGCATCTCCCATATGGATGACTGTATTAATCCCTTGCTCTTCGAGTGTAGGGAAAAATACATTCTTATAGAATTGCTCGAAATAATCATGAAACAACTTAGAACCTTTACGGGCACCGTAGTGTGTATCGGTAATAATGGCGACTTTCATTCAGTAACGAAGTTTAATGTGAACGTTCTCCTTGATGCTATTATAGTCGGAATAGTTCCCGCCGTCAATCTGGTTGTCGTCCACAAAGACTTCATCGTATCCAGTCTTTTCAAGGATTTTGTTTTTAATCTCTAGTTGACGCTTTTCTCTTTGGATTCTGCGGAGGAAAGCGTAGTGAATAATTTGAGTAAAATAGGCAAAAGGATTTTGAGATTTCTCAGGATTGAAGTTGTGAATATACTGCACACAATTTTCAATACCATCAGAAATCATATCATCAATAAAGATGTAATTAATGAAGTTTGTTTTATAAGATAAGTGAGTTGCAATCTTTAAAAAACATTCTCCAAGATAATTGGTAATACGAGGTTTATTTGGACTCTTCCAGGTCTTCAACTGTTCCTCAGTAATTCCTGGTATTTCTTTTTCAGCAGCTTCTCTAACCTTTTTCTTATATTCGATTAATGCTGCTAAAAATTCTTTATTATTGACGTAGTGCTCTGATCTTTTTCTTTTAGTCATTACCGGAGTGGGAGCAACCTTTGATAATTTCACATCTGAATTAATCATAAGAATATTTAATTTATTATATAGAAATTATAACATTTAGAGTTTCATAAGGCAAGACTTGACACACCCCCTGTATTTCCTTTATAATGTGCCTTGTCACGAATGATGAATATCAATTAGCTATTATTATAGAGTTTCTCTAAGAGCTCTTTTGCTTCAGTAACACTTGAGATATATCCCATCTTACGAGATATGTTAGGTTTATTTCTTTTTGAATTATCAAGTCTTCTATTGAATTCTTGATGCATCATAATCATTTCAATGTCTTTTGATTCAGACATTGTAAGAACATCATTCATATCTACAACAAATAAATCTTCTTTACTTGTTTTTAACCAAGGTTCTATCTTATATCCAGAAGTACCTTTTCTTGTTGTAAATTCACTAATTTGAATAGGACTGACTAATAAAAGCATTGACATTCCATCTTCTTCGGAATGCATTACTTTAGCAAATACTTCTTCACCATTTTTAAATTTTATTGTTGCATAAAAATCTTCTTCCATCATTGTTTTAAATTGATAGTGATTATTTCATAATTAAATTGTTCTTCGTTATATATTTTAATTCTTTCTATAAAGTGATTTAGCGTATAATTCTTTCTTGAGTTGTGAGTACAATCATCAGCAATATCATAAAGAACTGCTTTTGTTTTATTAGTTGCTTTTCTTAAGACTCTTCCAATTGATTGGAGATTACGGATTCTAGACTTTGAAGGTGAAGCAAAAACAACATTATGTAAATTCTTAATGTTAATTCCTGTAGAAAAGACTCCATACGATGCCACAATGATTGCATTATTTTCTCGTTCAGTGATTTCTCTAACTCTTTCACGTTCTTCAGTATCTACTCCACCATGAACAAAAAAGACTTTTCTTTCATTGTCTTTGTTTGTATTTATTAGATTGAAAAGTGGTTCTCCATGTGCTTCAATTCGTGAAAACAGAACAAGAGTATTTCCTTTTAAATCTAATACAAGATTTTTAATAAATTTATTCCTTTTTTCATGCTGAACAATAAACTGAATTTCTTCTTCAAAAACATTGAACTTTTGTGGAGGATGCTTCAATACAAGACACTTAATATCCAGTTTAGATACGTGTCCTTGTTCCATAAGTTCGGCAGTTCTTGTAACCTTATAAGAAGGACCAAACAATCCTTCGAGAACCCACTTATGAGTCTGAGTTCCATCTAAAGTTCCAGTAAATCCAAAACGATACTTTGCGTGATGTAAATGAGACATAATTGTAATCAAAGACTTACTTTTAAAAAGGTGCGCCTCGTCTCCAATCACAACATCATAACTTTCAAAAAATTTCCTTTCTAATTTATAAATAGATTGCCAGGTCGTTACAGTGACTGGGTGTTCATTAGTTTTTTCTCTTCCTGAATATATCTTGTGGCAATATGAATCAGCATCCCAACCATAATCACGGAAATCTCCGACCATCTGCTCTACAAGACTGGTCGTTGGAACAACTAAAAGAATTTTTTGCCCTTTATCCACATAATATCGCACGAGGGCGTAAATCATCAGACTTTTTCCTGACGCAGTTGGACTTATCAGCAACTTTCGATTATATCGTAAGCAGTCGTATACTCCCTCTATTTGATAAGAACGAGGAGAATGCTTGCAAATAGCATTCATATAATCTTTTACACCTTCCTTTGAAATCTCTTCATTAACTTCGAAAGGAAGACCATAGAATTTATTTTCTCTAAATTCGTATGTGTAATTGTGAAGCTTTAATTTCTCAATAACTTTATCTAATAAACCAGCGTATATTTCTCCGGTATGAACCGAAAGAAGACGAATTAATCCATCCCAGTGTCTGTTACGCATCTGGGGCATGAACTTTGCGCCAGGCACTTCGAATGTAAAGTATTGCTGTAAATCATATAAAATATGAGGCTCACATTCTAACTTGATGTAAACCTCATTCTTTTTATGAATTATTACGTCACTCATAGAATTATAAAGATTCTATGAGTATTTAGTGTATCATCCCAAACCTGATTGGAATCTCATAAATTCGATTGAATTTTTAATCTGATAAGTTCGGTTGTGAATCATTTTTAGAATATTATCAATATAATTTAAAAGAACATCATAATATTCTACTTTTAAATTGATCTGAGATAATTTTTCATCCGCATCCATATATTTTTGCATAGTGTCCTTATCCCTAATTTTTTTAGGAAATGGATTCTCCATGTAAACATCAGGATCCGCTTTTCCAGAATAGTACTCATATCTTTCGTGTCTTATATTTTTCTTTTGCTGCTCTGCTTTTTTTCTTAAAAGGATTATATTGTTATAAAGATCAAAATATTTGGCGTGAAGAATAGGAATATTTAAAGATTCTGTATGTAAATTATCAATATCAATTTTTGAATCCTTTTCCCACATATCTTGAATGGTTTCAAGATTTAAATTCATATAGGTTTGCCTCTCTTGTCAACTATATTATACATCATATACTTAAATGATACATCAGCAGTTAAGTATTGAATATCTTGGTCTGTAGCATCAAATTGTAAAGTTGATAATGAATAAGGAAACATTGAACGAAATACAACCTGAAAGTTTAGATTTTGATTGCTATTTAAAACAATTAAAGTCCCATCAGAATATAAATTCATTTGGGATTTATCTGGCTGCTCAAATTTTTCATTACTCTGTTGAAAATCATAAATTTCTTTTAGGCTTTCTGGAAATCCTAATCCTCTCATCCACTTTTGTATTTCCATATAGTTTTCAAGATTTTCATCGACTAAAAATCTCAGACTAAAATCACCAAACTCCATTTTATCACCAGGAATGGGAATATCAGTTAGATAGTTTGGTTGATATGCAACACCTAAAGTTATATCTGGAATGTTTGCTGAGTTAGAAAAGAAAGCAACCTTTGGTGCCCTGTTTAAGGTAAACTTAAATCCTACAGGAGCAAGAAAGTTTCTATTTTGGATTTGATTATCTAAAGCAGACCTTACCATTTTTTCTAACTATTTAGACAAAAAAAGAGGGTCCGAAGACCCCCCTTAGAGTTATGTGAAATTGATCACATGAGGTTCTTGATAAGAACTCTTCTGTAGTAACGGTTAGTACCAACGTTAAGAGCACCAAGTCCTCTTTCGAGACCCTCAGCGAAGGGGTTAGCAACCATGCCATAACGAGTCTTAAACCCGATTTTTGGCTGGAAGCTGTTCTCGCCAACGGCACGAACCATTTGGAGAGGAACATATGGGCAATAGAAGAGACCAGCGTCATAAGGTGAAGAACCCTTATAACCAACAACGTAGTACTGGTTGTCAGATACGTTTGCTGAGAATGGGTCAATATAAACGCGGAATTTGCCCATCAGAACACCAGCGAAGGTGTTACCAGTGTCATCAACGTTGAGGTTTGCATTCAGAGCAGGGGTGTAATCAAGAACACCAGCCATGCTCAGTGCTGAAGCAACGTCTGCAGAGCACATGATAACGTTGCCCTTTCCTCTACGAGTTCTTTGTGCGATTGCGTTGGCATCGCGCTCGATTTGGAAAAGAAGACCCTTGAACTTCTCAACTGACCAACGTCCGTTGGAGTCGATGTCTAGGTCAAACTGACCAGCAGTAGCAACGTTATTCTGAGCACCAGGTTCTGCAACCTTGTAGATGGTACGAATAACTTCACGGTTGATTTCAGCAAGAATTTCGCTAGAAAGAATATTAGCGAGTTCTGCTTCTGCATTCAGACCGTGGATGCTCTTGAGGTCTTGTGCAAGCTCAAGAGTGTACTCTGCCTTCAGAGCGCGTGACTTTGCTTCAACAAGAATCTTCTCGATTGAGAATGCCATCTCGTTGAACTGAGGACCACCAGCAGTTCCAAGTGCTTCTGCCTCTTGGGTCTTCATACCACGACCAACATTATATGCTGATTGACCGTCAGTGTTCAGAAGACCTGGGTTATCACCTGCTTGTGAAGTGGTTCCCATACCAACGGTTCCACTAACTGCACTTGGTTGACCCGAGAATGCGGTATCAACTTCGTTGTAGAAGGTCTCAGCACCGTTCTGGTTGTTATACTTGGAGCGCATCGCAAAGATGAGTCCAGTAGGTCCGTTCATTGGTTGAACGCCAGCGAGGTCATAAGCGACCAGGTTAGGCATTGAACGTCTGATCAGTGAGATCAGAACGGGATCGAAACCTGCTACTGGATATGCACCAGCACCAGAGAAACCTGCATTACCTGTTCCAGATGGATCGGTATTTACGGTTGGGGTTTCAGTAAGGAAACCTTGTGAAGAGAATGATGATTCTTCTCTTAAAAATCTTTCTTGGTTTTCGAGCAGGACAGCGGTTACAGCCTTTCTGTGTGAATCTTTGATTGGATCAAGACCCTCATAGTTCAGAAGGGGTGCCCACTTTTCCTGCAGATGCTCGGATTGGAACATTTGCTTTTACCTATAAGTGTGTACGTTTACGTTTGATTTAATGTTAAATTCAGTTCTTTTTAGCAACAGATGAAAGAGTTCTCAAGTATGCATTCATTGAATCTGAGTGATACTCAGAAGCAACGTCTACTCCTTCAGACAGGGTTTCAGTCTTTGCTTCTACAGAAACTTTCTTAGAAGGAAAATATGATTCCTTCAATGTTTCTAGCTTTTCACGATATTGTGTCTCACTTTCAAACTCAACACTTTCGGAAAGTGAGGCGAGCTTCTCCTTCTGAGTGACAGCGAGTCCTTCAGAGATCTCATCGAAAATTCTATCTGCAACCGACTCGGAGAGGCGATTGTTGAGCAGAATGTTTCTTTCGATTTGCTCGTTGAGTTTTGTCTCCATTTCATCAAGTTTTTCTACCATGCTCTCAAGCACATCATATTTATCTTCAGGGATTGATACATAATGCTCTTCAAAAAGACCCTTCATTCCGGCAAGGAATGACTCGGTGATTTCTTCTTTAATTCCTTGCTCAACAGCAAGTTCGTTTTGGTTAATCCATTCATCAGCAACATACTCAAGATATGCATCAACTCTCTCTTGAAGTTGAAGTTTGATTTCTTCAACCTCTTCAGCGAGAGCAACTGCATACTGCTCTTCAAGTGTTTCTCTAATATCAGAAACCTTGCTTCTGAGTGCTGCTTCGAAGATGAGTTTAGTCTTTTCCTGATACTCTTCAGAAAGACCTTCCTCTTCATTAACACTGTGAAGAGCCTCAAGGTCTTCATCAATGTTAAACTCTTCTTTTACTTCTTCTTCATCTTCATCTTCATCCTCACCATCTTCATCATCTTCTTCTTCACCTTTACCTTCTTCCTTTTCTTTCTTAGCTTCCGCTACAACTTCCTCATCTTCAAGTTCTTCTTCAGTCTCTTCATCAATCAGGTCCTCATCTTCCAGATCCTCATCTTCTTTGATGGCATCTGACTTCTTAAGACCCTTCATTGGTTCGGCACCCTTAGCACCCTTAGTAACTGCAGAGACAGACTTGAGACCGCCTGGTTCCTTTAACTTTGCTGAGTCATCGTCAGCTTTATAGTTTTCTGGAGTAGGACCGCCTAAATCTTCCCAACCACCTGTTTGACCTGCAACAGCACCTGCTGCAAGTTTGGGCATTGGTTCTGCTGCCTTAGCATTAGCATTAACGGCAGTTCTGGATTGCTTTGTGCCTACTTCCATTTCTTGTAAATTTGTACCACGAGACATTTGAACTCTCCGATTTACCTGTATTAAATCTATATTTATTTATAATTTGATAAATTACACTTATTAAAGTGAATTTAAGAAGTTTTGGAATAATTCAACCTTATGCTCATCAAGTTTTCTTTGATCAACTAAAGTATTAATCTTGTTATATGTATGTTGCGCTACTTTTTCACGAAGCATTCCACCTTCCCATACCCACTCTTTACCTTCCATAATGCCTTGAACAAAAGCATCAGGAGCAGAAGGGTCGGCAACAATATCAGCAGCAGTGGCAAGCATAAAATCCTCACCAACTTCCTTATAACCTTTTGTATTTTCTCTTAGTGACCCAATACCACGAGAAGAAACTCCAAGGCATACACCATCACCTAAAAGTGCTTGTGCAATATTTCCCATTGGAGTAGAAAGAATTTGTGCCTTTCCAACCCAGTTGTTTCCCTTCTGTTCGAGAGAAACAATTTTGTGAGAGACTCTATCGAGATTAACTGTAGGACCATCGGGGTGACCGAGTTCTCCTAAAGCACGACCCTTTTGAACATAATTTTCGCAATATCTTTTAACTTCCCTTTCCATAATTTGAAAAGGATACATTCTTCCATTACGATTTACACACTCACTCTGCAGAAAAACTCCTTGAATATACAAGTTCTTCTTACCGTTTCTTTCTTCGGTAAGAACTTTGACCTTTTCTACTTCTTCTCTAATGAGTTTCATTGTTCTAATCGGGTTCGTTATTTATATTTATTTTATTGATAAATTGCATTATTATCTTTATCGTGTCTTTGATATGTTCCTACGCCAACTGCGTTATTATTTACATCGTGACGCTGATATGTTCCAACAGAAACGGGATTATTATTTACATCGTGACGCTGATAATTACCACTCCAATCATAAGAAGTTACAGTAGACCATCCCTCACTTCCACCAAAAAAAGTTCTTGCAATTGATACTGGTTGTGGTGTAACTTGATTATTATCTTTGTCGTGACGAATGTAAGACATTTAAATTATTCTTCCTCTTCTACTTCAGAATTTGCATCATTGAATAATGCTGATGCAACAATTGGTCTATATTCATCAACTCTTTCTGATGCTTTTGCAAAAAGAATATCTTTGATTTTATCGCTAATTTGTGATGGTGACTCATCTGCCACAATCATATCCATAAGTTCGTCCATAAAATTAGATAGTTAATTTGCAGTTATTTATATTTCGCCACCCTTAGGAACTTCGACTGTCTTTGCTTGTGCTTCAACATCGGGTTCCATTACGGGTTGTCCAAGATCCATTCCTGCTGCTCCGGGGTCCATTGGAGCACCAGTTGTAGGATCAATAGGGGCATTTGGATCTGGAATAATACCCTCTTCAATTTCTTTATTAATAAGCATATCCTGCTCAACAATTTCTTGATCAGTTTGACGAAGAATCTTACGTCTTACATAATCCTGAGAATAATATTTACCAATGTAAGGTTCCGCAGTGGCAACCAAATTCAATCTCTCAGTCATAAGTTCTGCTTCTTTTAACTCTGAGAAATGATTATCATACAAGAAGTCATATTGAATATGCTCTTCCATCGTTTCCCAATCTTCGGGAGTAATAATGTTCTTAAGAATTAATTGAGTCTTCAGCATATCATTGAACATATTCGAGAATCTCATTCTCAAACGTCCAACGAACTTGGTAAATTTAAGTTCATCTCTTAAAATTTCTGATGAACGACCAAGATTGAAACCACCTTCTCCATCCATTCTTGATGGTGGAACATTCAATGAACGATAAAGTTTTTTCTTGAAGTATTCAATATCTGTAATCTCTCCAAGATTTTGACCACCGGGAAGAGTCGTAATTTCAGTTCCTCTACCACCTTCACGACGAGGAAGCCAGAAATCCTCAAGCATACTCATATACTTTTTATCGTCACGAATTTCTCCAGTTCCTGCATCATATACAAGTTTGTTACGATAGCGCATCATAACATCACGGAGATATTGCTCTGCCTTTACCTTTGGAAGATTGCCGACATCAATATAGAAAATTCTACGTTCTGGTGCTCTTGAAAGCCTGTAGATTACCAGAGAGTCTTCAATCATTCTCAGTTGATTGAGAGACTTAATTGCTTTGTTTAAGTATGAGAGGCAAATTCCTTTATTTCTATCAATCAATCCAGAAGTGCAGTAAGTGATGGAGTCTCTTGACATCTTAATTCCACCACCACCTGGAGAAGATGCTGCTTGTCCAAGTGCTCCTACAGGATAACTTGCTTTTGGACTATAAACAAAATATTCTTCAATTTCAGGAAACTGATAATCCATTGGATTTTCAATTCCACCTGCAGCAGTGACAGATCTTGGGCTAATAGAACCTTTCTTTCTACTCTTCTTTTCTTGTCTTACATACCTCATTTTGAGAGCATCAATATATCTTAGTTCTTGGATGCCTTCTTGAGGATTTTTTAAATCGATAACTTTGTGATAATAAAGACGTCCATCAACATACCAATTTCTGTAAATTTCGTGACACTTTTTATTAAAATCTAAAAG